TTTATCTACAGGTCATATTTGTGCAAGTACGACTACTTTAGATACACCAGGTCAATCAACAGTTTTTGCAAATAGTATTTTAGTTGCAAGAATTGGCGACCCTACTGTGCCTCACCCAAATCCACCATCACCACCGTGTCCAGACCATGTAGCAAATGTAAATGCAGGTTCTCCTAATGTATTCGTAGTTGGTATTGCAGTTGCAAGAATAGGTGATAGTACAGACGCAGGCGCTATGACAAGTGGAAGTGGTAATGTTTTTGCAAACGGCTAATAAAGTCGTATAAATATTACCGTTATGGCAATATATGATTCTCAAACTCAAAACAAAAGCACAAGAAATTCCCGAGCATTTAGGGATATTGACTTAGATTTCAATAGAAATATTGTTACTAATGATATTAATATTGTTGAGGATGTAATTGCAGTTAAAAGAGCTGTCAAGAATTTAGTTCAAACTAATTTTTATGAGAGACCTTTTCAACCAGAATTAGGTTGTGGTATAAGAGAGTTATTGTTTGAACCTTTTACACCCATGACTAAAGTTTTTTTACAAAGAAAAATTGAAGAAGTTTTAATAAATTATGAACCAAGAATTAATTTACAAAATGTTACTGTTGATGATGACCAAGATAATAATAGATTAGTTGTTGACATATTTTTTTATGTTGTCGGTGTTCCTGGTCCACAAGTTGTGTCAACATTTTTACAAAGGGTAAGATAATAAATGTCGAATAAGTTAATAGTTTCAGATTATGATTTTGACGCAGTTAAAGCTAATCTAAAATCTTTTTTACAAGGTCAATCTCAATTTCAAGATTATGATTTTGAGGGCAGTTCATTAAACATTCTATTAGATGTTTTATCTTACAACACACATTATATGGCCTATCTTGCAAACATGGCCACAAATGAATTATATCTTGATAGTGCAGACATAAGAAATAATATTGTATCTTTAGCAAAGATGATTGGTTACACACCATCATCACCGAGAGCACCATTAGCTGCAATTGATATTACACTTAACAACGCCACAGGCACAAGTGTAACTATGACTAAAGGTACCGTTTTCACAACTACTGTTAATAATACTTCTTATCAATATATTACTAATTCAGATTTTACTACAACACCTATTGCAGGTGTTTATAAGTTTTCAAGTGTGCCAATTTATGAGGGTACTTTAGTTACTTTTAAATACACATACGATAACACAGACGCAGACCAAAAATTTATTATACCAAGTGATAGAGCTGACACATCTACACTACAAATAAAAGTTCAAAACAGTTCACAAGATACAACTACAGAAACATTTTCTTTAGCTGGTGGTTTTAATAATGTAGATAGTGACTCAAAAGTATATTTTATACAAGAAGGCACAGACGGCAGATATGAAATTTATTTTGGTGATGGTATAAACGGCAGAGCTCTTCAAAATGGTAATATTATAATAATGGAATATATTGTAACTAATGTCGCTGAATCTAACGGTGCAAGTGCATTTAGTTTATCTGATAATATTGGTGGTTTTACAAATGTTACAATTTCAACTGTATCAGCTTCACAAGGTGGTGTTTCAGGTGAAACAAATGATTCAATAAAATTAAATGCGCCTTTACAATACTCAGCTCAAGAAAGAGCTGTAACAACTACAGATTATGAAACTTTGGTCAAATCAATTTACCCTAACGCATTATCAGTTAGTGCATGGGGTGGCGAAGATGATGAGACGCCAAGATATGGTATCGTAAAGATAGGTGTTAAAGCTGCCTCAGGTTCTACATTAACAGAAACAACAAAGGCAGATATTGTGAGTAAATTAAAACCTTATAATGTCGCTTCAGTTGTTCCTCAAATTGTGGATCCTCAAATAACTTCCGTGTTACTAACATCAACTGTAAAATATAATACATCATCTACAACAAAATCAAGTGATACTTTAAAATCAGAAATTATAAATGCATTAACTAATTATAATACAGGAACATTACAAAAATTTGATTCAATTTATCGTCACTCAAAAGTTACAGGTATAATTGACGGTGTAGATAATAGTATTTTATCTAACATTACTACAGTTAAAATAAGAAAAAGTTTTACACCAACAATATCATCTTCTACAAAATATGCTATCTATTTTAGAAACGCATTATTTAATCCACATACTGGTCATAATTCAGCTGCAGGTGGTATTTTAAGTTCTACCGGATTTAAAGTAACAGGAAATGACAATGAAATGTTTTTAGATGATGATGGTAATGGTAATGTTAGAAGATACTTTTTATCATCCGGTATAAGAACATATGCTAACGAAACACAAGGTACAATTAATTATAGTAATGGTGAAATAATACTTAACTCTTTAAATGTAGCTTCTATATCAAATATTAGAGGTTCTTCATCTACCGTAATTGAAGTTACAATAACTCCTTTATCAAATGATATAGTACCAGTAAGAGACCAAATTGTAGAAATAGATATTGCAAATTCTAATATTACAGTAACAGCAGACAGTTTTGTGGGAGGTTCAGCTGATGCTGGTGTGGGCTACACAACAACATCAAGCTATTAATGAATAATGGCAAAATTTAATGAAAAAATATCAACGATACTCAACAGCCAACTTCCAGAATTTGTCGTTGCTGACCACCCTAAATTTGCAGAATTTTTAAAAGTATATTATCAACTTTTAGAATCAGCAGAATTATCAATTGATACCATTGAGGGCACAGATGGTATTTTACTTCAATCAGAAACAGGACAAATTAACAATTTAGTTCTAAACTCTAGTCGTAAAGATACAGCAAGAACATTATTAGATGAAGGCGATAAGATTCTTTTAGAAGAATCTACATATGGTAAGTTTACTAGAGGAGAAACTATTGTAGGTCAAACTTCTAAAGCTACAGCTATTGTATTAGTTGAAGATATTGCCAATAACAGATTAATTATTTCAGCACAAGATAAATTTTTAGATAATGAAAAATTAATAGGTAATGATTCAGGTGCTATGGCAACTATAACAAATTATAAACCTAATCCTGTTAACAATATTTCTGATTTGATTAACTTTAGGGATCCTGATAAAGTTATTGACCACTTCTTGACAAATATGAGAAATGAGTTTTTGGCAACATTACCAGAAAACTTAGCATTAGGTCTTGATAAGAAAAAATTAATTAAAAATATTAAATCACTTTATAGGTCAAAAGGTTCTGTTCGTGGCCATGAAATGTTTTTTAGAATATTATTTGGTGAACAATCAGAAACAATTTATCCTAGAGAACAAATGCTTAAGGCCTCAGATGGTCAGTTTGACTCATTAAAAGTAATAAGGGTTATTGCAACAGTTGGTGACGCAACATTATTAATTGGTAGAACAATAACAGGTCAAACATCTAACGCAACAGCAATTGTAGAAAACACATCTACATTCCAAATTGGTGTTTCAACTGTTACACAATTAATTTTAAATGCAGATAGTATTCTAGGGTCATTTATTGTTGGTGAAGAAATACAAGGTACAACTTCCGACATAGATGACTATTTTATCAAAGCAAATGTAACAGGTATTCCTGGTAGTAAAAATATTATAAATGACGGTTCTTTAAATAAAACTACAGATACGATTAATTTAACAGCCGGCGGCGTAGGTGCATTATTTCAAATTGAAGATATTGGTCCTGGAAAAGTTACAGAAATTATATTAGATAATAAAGGAACAAATTATCAAGTAGGTGACCAATTAGTATTTAATAACTCAGGCACAAACGGAAATAACGCAACTGGTTTTGTAAGTGTGATTAATGGTGGTATTGCAGACCAAAACGGTTCAAGTTTAGACGCTACAGGTGTTGAAGATAGTATTGTTTTGGAAGATGAAACTACAAGAGGTGACGCATATCAAGGTAATTTAATTATGCAAGAAAAATTTACAGACTTGCAGACTATTGAAAAAGTATTTTTAACAAATGGTGGTGGTCAATATACATTAACACCTACCGTAACAGTTAATTCATCAACAGGTTCAGGAGCTATTGTAAAAGCATATGGTGACGAAATTGGAAAAATTGTAAAATTAAAAACAGTTGAATTAGGTAGAAGTTACGAAACAGCTCCTTCACCACCAGTTTTAGGTTTCTTTAATAATATGATTGTTACAAGTATTATTGGAACATTTATTGTAAATGGTACAGTAACAGGAGGCACCTCAGGCGCAACAGGAACAATCGCAGAGTTTGATAGTGATAGAGGTCTATTAAGAATTAAAAATGTTACAGGCACATTTCAATTAAATGAAACTATTACATCAAATACAGGCGGTACTTGTACACTTTCTAAAATAGATATAGCATCAGCTTCAGTTGATGTTGTTGCTGTTTCAGATACAGATGGTACATTTATTAGTGAAAGAGGTAAAGTATCAGAAACTACAATGAGAGTACAAGATAGCTTATACTATCAAGATTATTCTTATGTAATTAAAGTTGGTCAATCAATCGCTAGATGGCGAGACGCATTTAAAAAGACAATGCATACAGCAGGTTTTTACTTTACCGGTCAAGTTGACATTGAATCACAAATTGTTGTGACAGCAAAAGGTCCTGTAAAAGGTGTAACATCTGGAACATTAGATACACCATTCTTATCAATTGCAAATACTCTATTTACAACAATATTTGGTAGAAGATTAGGAACAATTAGTGACGGCACATCATTAAGAGCAAACGCAAAAGTGGGTGGTGAAATAGATGTAAGTAATGCTTATGAGGATTCTTTTCAATCAAACACTAGAGACTTAACTTTAACTAGAGAAAATATAGGAATTAATTATTTAAGTAGGCCTAGAAATCTGATAACAGATAATAATGGCGTAGTGCATGATGTTAGAAATGGGTACGCATATGGAGGACCTAGATTTAGTTCATTAAATAAATATGCAAATACTGTGTTTGGAACATCAAACTCTAGTTCAAATGCTAATTCATTTGAAAACCTTAATAATATTAAAATTCAAGGTACTAAAACAGCCCTTGACGGGCAAACTGCTCCTATATTCTTGTTTACATCAAGTAGTATAGGTGGCACTATTAAAATGAATTATGCGTTTCCGTGTGAGATAGGAACAAATGCTGACTTGTTTAGTAATACAATTACTAAATTTGATTCCGACTTAAAAACTTTTGATGATACAACGCCGTAGAACAGTTATAAATATAGTAAAGAGATAGAGGCAAATGGCAAAACAAACAATAAACAGAGGTACTAACGCAAACGACGGAACAGGTGATAACCTTCGTACCGGTGCTAATAAAGTAAATGTTAACTTTGATGAAATCTACACAGCAATAGGTGACGGTACTACAGTTGACGGTACTATAAAATTTGCTGACGATTCTTCAACAGTATCAACAATTTCAGCAAACGGCGAAACTTTAAGAGTTTTAGGTGGTACTGCTATTACAACATCTATATCAGGTAACGATTTAACTATCAACGCTGATACAGCTTCTCTCTTATCTGCTACTGGTACTGCTACAATCACAAATAAGACTATTGATTTAACAGATAATACGATTACAGGTACACTTGCAGAATTTAATACAGCAGTTTCAGACGCAACATTAGTTGATTTAGATGACGCTCAAACATTAACAAACAAAATAATAAGTGCTGATGATAATACTATTTCAGGTATTGCAGCTTCAAGTTTTGTATTGTCAAATGGTTCAGGCAATTTAGATGGTTCAGCGGCACAAAAAGCAATACCTACAGGTGATGTTATAGGTTCAAGTGATACTCAAACACTTACAAACAAAACTATAAGTGGTTCAGATAACACAATTACAAATATTTCATCTTCTAATATTACAGGCGCATTTGATAGCACAGCTTCAGGTTCAAAAATTAGATTTAACTTTGCTGGAACAGGTTCTTTTCCTAGTGAAGTAACATATGAAGGTATGTTTGCATATGACACTACAGGTAATGAAGCTTATGTTGCAGACTCAGGTGGTTGGACAAAACTTATTAACGAAAACGCCTCAGTAAGTTCTTTATCAGATGTTAACCTTGTAGGTGTCGCAGACGGCCAAGCATTAATATGGAGTTCAGCACAAGGTAGATTTAATCCAGGTAATGCTGGAGGTTATGCTGCTGGTACTACTTTAGATTTAGGTGGCAACAATCTTCAAGACGCAGGTTATGTCTCTCACCGTTCACCAGATTCAACTGTTACAAAAACACTAACAATTATAGTTGCAACTAAAACAAGTGAACACTATGAATTTGGTTCAGGTTCATCTTTAGGTTATGTGGTTGATGGAGACCAATCTCCACATTTAACTTTAGCACCAGGAGTTTATGAGTTTGACCAATCAGACAATTCAAACGCAACACACCCATTAAAATTTTATTACGACAGAGATAAAAATAGAGAAATGTCAACTGGCGTTGTTGTAACTGGTACTGCCGGTTCAGCAGGTGCTAAGACAACAATTACAATTGACCGTAACACACCATCGCCTTTATATTATGAATGTACAGCTCACTCTTATATGGGTCATTCTATAAATGTTACGAGTGGTAAACGAGCAAGTTTAAATATAACATCAGCTACAGCAACAGGTAACCTTGCTGGTGCAAACTCTGGTAAATCTTTTACAATTTTAGCAGGTAGGTCTGTAGATGATATGTTAGTATTTGTAAATGGTATTTGTATGGTACCGACAGATGACTACACCGTTTCTGGAACAACATTAACTTTCGACACGGCGCCTGCTACGGGTGCAGAAATACAAATTAGGTATCTAGGATAAAAAATGGGAACAATAACAAGAAATTTTGCAAACTCAATATCTGCTACATCAACTTTAGATACAGGAGTTAACTTTAAAAATTTATTAATTAATGGTGATATGACTGTATATCAACCAGCTGTTACTAAGACAAGTATTACAGCAGATGAAAAACAAGCCGGTGCTGATAGATATAATTTAAGAATTAATGCTAGAACAGCTTGGGCAGGTACACTTGCAAATGAACCAACATTTGTTCCTACAAATCAAGGATTTAAAAAGGCATTATATGTTCAAACAACAACTGCTGAAACTTCAGTTGCTGCTGCCGAAATTGTAAGAATAGGTCAAAAAATTGAAGCAAATTTATTACCTCATTTAAAATATGGAACAGCAAATGCACAGCCATTAACTTTTTCATTTTGGGTAAGAAGTTCCGTTACAGGAACATTTGTATCTGAATTGTGGCATAGAGACCATCCTAGTGATACAGGACATAATAGTCAATCTTTTACTATTAGTTCTGCTAATACTTGGGAAAAGAAAACAGTAACTTTCCAAGGCGATACAGCAAATGGGTTTAATTTTGACACAGGCATAGGTTTAGAATGTAATATTTGGTTAGGTGCTGGTACTAATTACACTTCAGGCGGTTCTACTACAGGTGGTGCATGGTCAACAGACGCAACTAAAAGAGCATTCGGAACAAGTAATGATTTTATCAATACATTAAATGCTAATTTTTACACAACTGGTTGGCAATTAGAAATTGGCGAAATAGCCACAGATTTTGAATTTGTTCCACAGGATGTGAATTTAAGAAGATGTCAAAGGTATTTTCAAACACTTGGTTTTGGAAATATCGCTATGGCAGAAGCTGGCTCAACATATGTTATGAACTTACCTCATATACAAACTATGAGAAGTGCCCCAAGTAAAAGTTTAAACATAAGTTCAAATTTAAGAGTAAGACAATTTGGAGTTGGGGATAGAGACGCTTCTTCTCCATCAATATCAAGTTCAAATGGTAGTGCTACTGGTTCATATATCAAAGTAACTGGTTTTAATGCCATTGGAAGTGCATCCACACCAGCAGGTATCGGATATACAACATCTTCAGAAGATGGAAATGCTTTCAAATTAGATTCGGAGTTATAAAAATGATTAGAAGTGTAGAAAAACAATATTCAAACAACCAATTTGTAAGTTATGAATTAATTTATGAAAACAACAATATAATGTCAGTACCCCTAGACCCAACAAATTCAGAATACCAAGCAATCCAAGAATGGATAGCAGATGGTGGAACTGTTATTGATAATCCACCAGAATAGTATGAAAACTTGTATAAATATTGATTAAGGAAGATATAAAAAACTATGCCAGCAATTATAACAGACAGATTTAGAATTCACAATAGTGAACAATTTTCAGAGGCGTTTTCTGAAGCTTCAGGTAATACTTTTTACCTAGGTATAGGAAGACCTCAACCTTTTGCTGTATCTACAAGAGCAGACGGTAGAACGAACAATGAGGGAACAGACGCAGCTCCTATAACTCCAGCAGATAATGTTAACGCACAATCATTTCCTTATGACGACCTTTTAGCGGCTAAGAAAATTACTTCAACAGATGTAACTTTTGTTATACCGAGAAGAAACTGGACAACTGGTACTACTTACGATATTTACAGACATGATTACGGAGATAGAATTACTGGCAATACAACAGCACAAACAGCAAATAGTGGTGCCTCAACTTTACACGACACAAGTTTCTATGTGTTAACAGGTGAAAGAAATATTTACAAATGTTTAGATAATAATAATAACTCAGCTTCGACAGTTGAACCAACTGGTACATCAACATCTATTCTAACAACTGCTGACGGATATAAGTGGAAATATATGTACACTTTATCAGCTTCACAACAAGCAAACTTTTTATCTACAGATTTTATGGCAGTTGAAACAAATTCAACTGTATCATCAGCTTCAGTTGCTGGTGCAATTAATATTGTAAAAATTAAAACTGCTGGTTCTGGTGGTACTGATGGTACACATACAGGAATTGCAATGAGAGGTGATGGTCAAAACGGAACAGTTTCAGTAACAGTAACCTCAGGTGCAGTTACGGCAGTTACAGTTACAAATGCTGGAACAGGTTATACTTTTGCAACAATTTCAAATGCACAAATCGTAGCCGCTGGCGCAACAAATTTAACTGGTGCAGAATTAGATTGTATTATTGAACCAGAAGGTGGACACGGTTCAAACGCAGTTAAAGAATTAGGTGGTTTTTATGTAATGATGAATACATCACTTGAAGGAACAGAAAG